ATAACCCGCTGCGTCTTCAATAGTTGTTTTATCTTCGCCAACAAACTTATTGACAAAATTATTTAAATCGCTTTGAGTTGTCTTAACCTTATCAACATCTTTAACATTAAACCTATATTTTTTATCTCCGACATTATATTCAAAACCTTTGAAGTCTTGTCCAAAGAAACTATCAGTTTTATTTAAAAATGTTCTCTTGCTTTTTTCAGATAACTTTTTCTGACCTTCTTGATCTTCGTTATATTTATGATAGAAATTAATTGCCTCCTGTTGTTCAGGTGTCAACTTTGACCCAGCTTTAATTTCCTCATAGTACTTAGACTTTTGCCCGTCTAAATAGGCTTTAGCCTCGGCAACTTGCTCTTTGAGGGCTATTTTCTTTTTACGTATAGTCTTTTCATCGTCTAACTCTTCATCAATACCAAACGTATCTTCTAATAAAAAATTTCTTTCTTCAGCTGACAAATGCGATTTAGTACTTCTATAGTACTCATCTAAAACATCTGAGTCGTCTAGTTTGGAAATATCTTTATTTAAATTTACGTAGTCTTCTAAGCTACCACCAGTCTCATCCATAAAATCTACAAGCTTTTGTATATTTTCTGGTAAAGGCTTTCCAGTAGCAACAGCTTCTTCAACAGCTTCTTCAACAACTTCTTTAACCTCTTCAATATTATCTTCAGTAACTTCTTCCATTACTGGCTGCTCTACTGCTTCTTCTTTAGTCTCTACGTTTTCTTTTTGTTCTTCAACAACCTCTTCTTGTTTGATCTGCGGAGGGGGTGCATCTAAATCTATTTTAATAACATCTGGATTATCAGCGCTATCAAATTTAGTTTCATCAATAACCTGCTCAACAGCCTCTTCTAAAGGTTGCTCGTTTTCGTTTTCAGTTATTTCTTCAATAACTTCTTTATTTTCTTCTGTCATAATAAAATTTTATAAAATATTAAATATTAGGAAACGTTAGCGTCCCCTGTTATAGTATCATTACTTGATGATTCAAAGTTTTTAAGTGAACTACCCTCAGTTCTTTTATCTATCATTTGCTTTTGATGAACAGCCTGTTTATCTATTCTATCGTCTTTTCTATTTTCTCTAGCAACTTCAAGTTGTGTATTAACTTGCTGTTTCATCATTTGCAATTTAGCATCTAACTCAAATTCATAAGCCATTAAGTCTTTTTTAGCTTCAACTTCTGATCTTAGATATTTAGTTTTTAATTCGTTTCTAGTTTGCTCTAACTGAGCTGTAGCTGCTATATTAGCTTGATTTTTTTGAACTTCCGCTTGTGCTGCAACTTGCTGTGCTTGAGCATTTGCTTGAGCTTGAGCTTGTATATTTTGCTGTTGCATAGCTTGATCTCGCTCTTGCTTTTTTCTTCTTTTGACTTTAAGCATTTGATTAGCAAGCTTAACACTTCTTATATTACGCAAGTCTATTGCGTCATCTAAATCTATAGAACCTTGCTGTAAAGATACTTGTATATTGTTTTCAAGCATTTGTTTTTCTTCTTCATCTGGCATCAACTCTATAAATATACCAAAATCGTATAAATGTAAATTTTTCATCTCATCTAATGTTGCCACGTTGTGAGCGCCTAATGCTCTTATAAAAGCATCTTTAGTTGGAGAATATTCTATTATATCTGCTATACGCAATGATAAACACTCTGCAACTTCAGCTGTTATGTATAACATTGATTGTAATATATGCCTTGTTGCTGTGTTAGAATTAGCAGCAGCTAATTTTTGAACACCTACTAAAGCATCTCTTGACGGTGTACTAGCGTCTCTCGCTTCATTTAATCCAGTTACATCACGTATCATTTGTAAATAATAATTATAAGTACTAATTAAACTCTGTATCTTACCACTGTTAACACCGTTGTTTATTTGCTGTATTGGAACTTTACCAGGATTACCATCACCATCTGATGTAAAACTTCTACCTATAACACTACCAGTTTGAAAGAACATGTTTAAAGCTTCTTGTGGATTATAGTTTGTTCCATTACCAAGATCAACCTCCGCTAAACCATCAGCGTCTAAGTATACTCCATCAGGTACCATACGAGCCATCACTTGTTGTAACTTTAAGTGTGTTAGCTGTATCATATCAGCAAAGCTAGTTATTCTGCTAACTAAACTTTCTATTCTACCTTCATATAATCTAGGTGCTACAATTTGGTAGTTCATTTTAACGCTACTAAAATCAGAATCTGTACGCATCATATTGTCGCACATTTTCCATCTTAATATTTTGTCTGAACCAATAACGTAAACACCTTCATATAAAGTTTCAATAACTCTTTCTAACTTACTAAAATCTCCTTCTTTGTTTTCAGGTGGATTAAACGTGTCATCTTTTTCTATAACCTTTTCAGAACCACTAGCTGTTTTCTTTAGCTTATAAACATTATTCATATGTGTCTTGTAATTAAAATACAAAACTTGAACTTTGTTTTTATCTTTATTTGCTACATAGTCTAAAGGATATGAATATTTATCTGCTATATCTTTTATATCTTGTTCAGATAAATCTGGAAACTGCTTTACTAATTCATTGATAGGTATTTCCTTAACTTCACCAACGTAATATACGTCATCAAAATATGGCGACTCTGTATGCGAATAAACTAAATCAGCTGGATCAACATACTCTGCTTTAGCACCATTGCTAAATTCAAATGTAGTTTTAGTAGCACCAATACCTAAAACAGTTAAGTCGTATAAACACCTTCTTCTTACTAAATCGTAATCGCTACCTTCTAATAAAACATTTAGTGCTTGTTCTTCTGCTAGCTCTACAGCTTGCTTATAGTTCAACTGCATGTGTAAAGCAAGCTCTTCTTCTGTATCAGGTGTTTCTTCTGGATCATTTTCTCTCATGTCTATATCATAAGCTTGTTGAACTATAGCGTCAAATCTTTTAGCTCGTATATCTCTAAGTATAGACTCCATGTATTCAGTACGCTTAGTAACACCTTGCTCGTCTTGCGAAAAGCAATTTATTTGATAACTTCTTTCAGCCATACCATTAACTACTATATCAACAAACTTTGGTATAATAGGAACTGGCTTCCAGTCTAAATTTAAATAAGACAAATCACCATTAATAGATAACTCGTTTTTGTATTTTTGTATTGGCTGCTCGCCTCTAGCATAAAGTCTTAATGTGTGAAAATTATTTTTATGACTATTATACTTAGATGTAGTACCAGAAAACCATTCATGTCTTATAGCTCTTGCTACTTTTAAACCATACTCTTCGCTTAGCTTTTCTAAATCGCTAACAGCTTGTGATGGAAAATGTATAGAGTGTTCTTGTCTCATATTTTATTATTAATTATCTTAGATGAAAATCCAGCGTTATTATATTTTGATATGGTTATATTTAGCGGTTGTCTTTTTTGTTTTGGATTTGGTCGGTATAAGTGTCTATTGCAAGCCATTACAGCTAAGCCAGAGCTTATTGAAGCATCATGTTTAGTTCTTCTATTTATATCAAACTTAGACCAATCATTAAGCGTATTATTAAAATACATAGTACCATAAGTACCGTCTTGTAGTAAACCAACGTGGTCGTTGATATACATTTCAATAGCAGCTGCGTGAGCTTGCTTTATATCTTCGCTAGAGTTTGGTATACCACCTACTTCTTTTTCTGCAGTTGATAATTTATTCCAAACCTTATCTGGCCTGTTCATACTAAAAGCTCTATACCCTCTTCTTCTTAAATAATATAATAACCTTGGTTTATTATTTTCAGCAAGTAGTGGCATACCATAAAATACTAGCGCCATTAAAACATCTTCAAAAAATATCTCAGCTGTTTGTGGTCTTGCTATATATTCTAAGAAAAAAGTATTGGCTGGTGCATCTTCCATTGAAAACTTTGTTAAACCATGAAGTGCACCTTTTGAACCTTGTTTATCTACTGTTCCAGATATATCATATGAGTCACAACCAAACGCACCCATGTGTTCATTACCTGGATATTTTACGCCATTTTTTAATATAACGTTATTTTGTAATTTACCTCCTGGTACCCAACTTATATTAAATCTACCGCCAGGATCAGGATTAAAAGTTACTATAGTATCTTTTTTACCATTTAACCATTGAAAATTTCCAGTGGTTATTACCGAAGAGTTTCTATTGCCCTCGTTATAATCTATTTGCTCGTATATTTTTATAAGATTAAATAAACTATTTTTTGTTTCATCTCTAAACGCGTGCTCTTCAGTTCTTGGAAACTGTCTGTAAAATTCGTTTAAAGCATCTTGATCGTCTTTTAAACCATCAGCTTCGTTTTCCCAATGATCTATAACGCCATAATCTATTTCTATTCCTTGTGGATCAAGTGCTGGTTTTTTAGGAGTATTGAAAACAGGTTGTCCGTACTCGTCAATGAAGCCTTCGTAATTCCACTCCATAGGAATAAACAAAGAATATAATCCTGACTTAGTTTGTCCGTTTCTATTTCTTTTGGTAACATCTGAATCATTATATAAGTTTTTAAAGTTATCACCACCTTTTTCCAACGAATTACTAGTGCTACCCATCATGCACTTACCAACAACTCTACTACCTAAACGTAAACAAGTTTTTGTAACTCTCCAGTTATTTTTTATATTATCAGGTCTTTCCCACTTACCACTTTCATCGTGTACTAATAAGTTTAACTTTTCACCATCATAACTATTGTCACCCGTGTTTTTCCAGTCTATAGTTGTGTCAAGACCTTCAACATCATCCATCTCTTCACGTTCACGTATTTTCTTACGAGTAAACTTTTTAGCTGGTACTCTATATGCAAGTTCGGACTTTGGCCGGTCCATACCGTCCTGTATTGGCTTGAAGAAGAAAGGATAATTTAAACTAATAGGTACTACTTTGTCTGTAAACATTTTCTTCGCGTCAGCACCAGTCTTAGATAATATACCAAATCTACTATCACTAGCAAGTGTTGCTAAATTAACAGTTTCAGCTGAACTCATAAATGAAAAACCTGATCGTCTGTTTTTTAAATAGCACATACCGTAG